AGGTCAGCAAGTGCTCCACCGGGACTGCTCATTCTATTTCACGTCTTTACAGTGGGAGTTTAGGTGATTTTATTCAAATGAACGCGGACCTCAATTATTATTGAATACTCATTAAAAACGCATCGGCAAGATCCGCCTTCTTAGTTTGTGTCATAAAGAATGTCCGCCATTTGCCCTCAGGCAATCTTTTCAAGGTCAAGTCTTCAGCAACAGATTTGCGTGCTTTATAATTTCCACCTGCAGCATCTACGTCATCTTGTGCCTCTTCTGTCTTTTTTGAAGCATGAACAAACACCACAGAGCCGCTCCATTTGTGCTCCTTTCTTAGCCGATGTAAAAGGAGACTAAACAACATCATTTGAACAGATTTCATTGTAGGTGCCTTGAATACGGGTTGATTTTCAATACGAATCACTGTTGATTTTGAAAAGTCCTTCAGATGTATATCCAAAAATCGTTCAATAGAATCTAATAGGATGGTCATATCGGTTTTTAGCGCGCCCTTCGGTTTTGTATATGGCAAAAGATAGCGTTTTTTGAGTTCAGCAATATAGTCTTCTTTTTTCGGTTTCTTAGCAATAACCCAATTCTCTGTAGCAGCAATTGTTTTGAGCGAACCAACATTTAGCAGCACATTTTTAGGCAATCCTTTTAATCCCGTTTTTCTACTATTTACACCCTTCTTACAAAGAATCTTGTCTTCCTCAATCCATGAAGGCGGTCCGCCACATACACACCTACTTGCGGTCTGGGTATCAGATGAGGCAAGTAGATCCCAGTTATTCCATAAAAGGATTTCGGTTGATGTGCCACTAATATCGACTTGGCAAAAAGCCAAATTTTTAATACCCATATCAAATGATAATATACATGGCATTTATGCTAATGCTGAAATAGCAACTGGATTTAAGCCTATTTTACGATGTATCAATTAAAATGGAAACAAGAGACCTGTATAAAATTATGGCAAAATATGGATGGACATATATTAAATATTCTAATCCATTTCTTCCAGAAGATAATCCTTCTCACGATGAACCAAATCGGTGGGCAATAGGAATTATGACAGGACCTAGAAACGACACTGTGTGTGTGCGGCATGCATCTACGCCCGATGAGGTTCTGCGTTATATGTCACCTCACGCAAATACAATAAATGAGGCTATTACAAAGTCAAGAATAATATACGAAACTACTGATCCGTTAAACCCAATAGATAGACCCTCTTGCCACAGAAAAAGACTATCCTATATAGGGACCTATGGGTAAAACAATTCTAGGTAAAGATGTTTCTGGGGCGATTGTTTTAGTTTATACATTGGATGCGGCTGGTCCTATATTTTTAATGGGCGAAGAGACAGAATATGTATCTGATAATAAAACTATAAAGCAAAATTACAAATCACCCGACGGTGAAAATATTTATAAGGCATTTGAGCACCCTGGTAGCACTGGAAATACTGCTCAATTAGCAGCAGCAAACAAGAAATTTGCCAAAACAGCAAGCGATTTAGAATCTAAATATCATATTCTTGGGCACGTGACTTACGCTAACGTTAAAAATTCATCAAAGCCCGGTATAATTTCAGCAAAGGCAAGATATGTGCCTATTGACCGCCGTAATTCATATGGTTATACAAAGGGTTCATATGAACCCTCGTTGGATGCGTCCGTCAATGACTGCGCGGTTCGTGAGGTGTGGGAAGAAATTGGGATACGTCTAGATATTACACGCCTAAAGGATACAGATATTCGCATCAATTCTGGTCCAACATCAAAATACGAAATTTTTCTCTATGAACTCACCTCTGACGAGGCTGATGAAATAATAAAAAATAATACGTTGGTCAATAAAATGGCGGAGTCTGAAAATGAATTACATAACGTTCAGTTTATCCGCGTTCCTGAGAAAAATCGTAAGAATTTTTTCACCAATCTAATCTCAAGAACGGCATTTGAAAAAACGGAGTCAATAATTCAACCAGAAAAACCTAAAAGTGGTGGATTTAGAGGCGGTAAATCAAAGCGCTCAATATGGGGTCGTAGACGCACATATCGTTTGCGATAAGCCTATACCCCCAATACTCAATCAAATTAGCATTACATTACGTTAATTTGATTTACTAAAATAGAACGATGTCAAATAACTCGATAGTTACATACAATCCGGCATCACAGCTTTTCAAACAACGGAACGATCTAGGGGCTCTAGCTGCAGAAAATGCGTATAAAACTTACTACGAAGCCCGAAGCACAGGAAATCCGAATCCATGCGCAGCCATGAAACAATCAATCCAAAATACAGTCAGATATTATATGGCTAAAAAAGACTATCCTGATGATATAATCAATGCGTATAGCAAATATATTGTTAGTGATTTAGTACAAAAATGCGAAAAGCATATATTTAAGGTTCAGGAATTAGCAGGAAAAGTAGATAATTCTATGAAAAGCCGGTGGCAAACTTACACCAGCCGCGCGGGTGCGCGGCAACAACGTCAAAGCGGTCGCAAGCGTAAAACTCACAAACGTAAATAATGCTTCCGAATATTTTGAGTTCTAATTATAGGTGATGGCGTCCAAGAATTCTTGGGATGAAGTTTGTATAGCGTGTGATTTACCGCTTACGCCTGCAATTGATGAGATTGAAAATGAGGCTAAAGCCACAGGATTTAGCACAGCGTGGTTAGGGAAAAATTTAGGCTTTGATATTAATAATGATATAGTCTATAATTTGGGAGCATACAGCGACCATGGTACGATTCCCTTTGACGCTGCGCAAAATTCTGCCCGTGCGGATCAATTGATAAAAGCATTGAAAGATTCAAAACCTGATGTTTTTGCGTTCAAAACTGGTGAGATGCTAGAAGACGAACCTGGATTAAAGGGCTTAGTTATGCACCGATCTTGCGCCCGTGTATTAAGTAATGAAATAGGTCGTCCGTTGAAACCAATAGATAGCCTTTTAATTTGGTCTACACATCGTTGTAAATCTGAATATTTGAACACATACTTTATGTGGGATGAATTAATTGATGAAAAGGGAATATCTATTTTACAAACACCCGAAGTGAATAAAGATAATTACAGAGTATTCCGTATTTGTAATAACTATTTTATAAAGAACGCGTCTAAATTTCCTCAGCGAAATATTCCAAAAAATACACAAGATCTAATAATTGCTGATACTATCAAAACGGGCGATATAATGGCAAATTTCCACGAAGAATCCAAATATGGACGCTATTATTTATTGACAACAGTAAAGTCTCTAAAACATAACCCCAAAGAGAACGCAATAAATCCAGAAACTAGAAAAAAAATAGCAGCGAAAAACATTATTCCCTATGTTGCAGTAGTGAAAGGAGGGCGTAAAACAAGAAAACAAAAAACAAACACACGCAGATCGCGCAAATAGGCTTTCAAATATTGACCAACGTAAAAGTAATTTTATACTAAAAGTACCAAATTACAGAAATTGTTGTTTGTTTTTAAATTGTCTTTATAAATTCCCAACCCATGTCATCACAGATATTTTGCCAAATTTTATCTTGCATGTAGAGTTTCTCACGAGATTTTAGCAAAGGAAAGCAAGGTAGAAAATCGTCAAGTTCAAGCAACTGGCAGAATTTGAATAGGACGTATGAATACGATAAGAAATTGGAGCGCCCCTTTGGGCAGTGCTTAATAAAAGAGGGCTGAATTTCGCGGAACATAAAACGCAATTTATCTTCTACTTCGCGCGACAGCACGGGTGCCTGAACTCCATTCAAGCGATTCATTATGTGTGCTACATGCTCATAATATTTAGCCAACTTTAGTTTCTTAAGAATTTCGCGCAATTTGGAGGGCTTCAACTTGCTTGTATCCACAATGCGTTCCTTCTTGAGTTCAGCCTGTATTTGCTCAAAAATATCTTGAGGAATTTCGGTCGTTTCTTTTGCCTGGAATTGAGCAAGCCATTCATTAAGATGGTTGATTTTCTTGTAGGCAAAATATGATATTTCGCGTGGCGGATCCTTATAAGAAGGCTTCTCAGAATCAATAAGAATAAAATCCTGATATCCGCATTCAGCACAACCAAGCATTGCCTCATTCTGAGCGAAATGCATTTCATTGTCACATACTGGACAGCAACCATAATCAGACTCCATGCCTGAACCAGGCATAATACCGGATTTGATTGCGGTAGGCTCAACAATAGATAAGTAGCGCTCAAGCGCTTTATCACGTCTTAAACCATCTAAATCAGCGGATACATCACTTGCCATAGTTGAAGCCTTTTTGCTCTTCTTCTTTGGCTTAACCGTTTTAGAGTTTTCAATCTCATTCGCACTAGACTCCCCCGGCGTGCTGTCTTTGAAATAAGCAAGCACGGAGTTTGCCGGTGTCCGCAATCGATTAGATTCTTGATGAATTGATTTATCACCAGTGGCAATACGTTGTTGTGTATCATAATGAGCAAACAGGATATCACCAACATTCAAATAATAGTTCAAAAACCCCTCATCTGATTCAATCATCTTGATCTTCTGAGCCAATTCTGATTCGCGCTCCATGACATCTTTATGCTCATCGTTGAAACGTGATTGAACAGGCCAGTCATTAAGCCGTTGACGAATAGCCCCTAGTTCGCTTCGTAGATTAGGCAAAGACTCCTTTTGTTCCTTGAACTTACGGATTTTATCGATATGGTATCCCTCCAAAGTGGTAGGCTTGTCCTGGTAGATCTCGGCTGCGGGTTCAGCCCCGTTGTGAATAGGGACTAATAACTCATTCAGCGAGAATGATGACATTCCAATATCGTGTATTCTAATTAATTGTTTAGGTCTGGTCGCAGAAATAAAACGCACAAAATCCGCGTCTGGTTAAACTTCCCCGGAAAAAAAATCGCAATGGGAGTTATAAACAGACAACATGGGTGGCGGTGGTCTAATGCAGCTCGTAGCTTATGGCGCGCAAGATATTTACCTAACGGGCAACCCCCAGATCACCTTCTTCAAGGTGGTCTACCGTCGCCACACGAACTTCGCCATGGAGGCGATTGAGCAGACCTTCAACGGCTCTGCCAACTTCGGCAAGAAGGTTACATGCACGATCTCTCGCAATGGCGACTTGATCCACCGCATCTACCTCCAGGCGACACTCCCCTCTGTCTCCCTTGAGGCGACGGACGGCTCTGGTGCCCAGTTCCGCTGGCTCAACTGGGTCGGCCACAACCTAATCAACTGGGTTGAGCTCGAGATCGGTGGCCAGAAGATCGACAAGCACTACGGTGACTGGCTCCACGTGTGGAATGAGCTCACCCAGGAGGCTGGCAAGCAGGCTGGCTATGCGGACATGGTTGGCAATGTCCCCCAGCTCGTGAACCTCCTCACCCAGGGCGGCGAGGACTGCGACAATGACTGCGCCCAGGGCGAGCCCAATGCGTCTGGCGAGGTCCTCAAGTGCGCCCCTGAGTACACTCTCTACATCCCCCTCCAGTTCTGGTTCTGCCGCAACCCTGGTCTTGCGCTCCCCTTGATCGCTCTCCAGTACCACGAGGTTAAGATCAACCTCGAGTTCGAGCAGCTCAACAACCTCTGCTGGGACCAGACTGCCTTCTCTGGCCACTTGGTCCGCGACCGCGTCGCCCAGTCCGGCATCGTCTCCGCCTCTCTCTACGTCGACTACATCTACCTCGACACGGACGAGCGCCGCCGCTTCGCCCAGGTCTCCCACGAGTACCTCATCGAGCAGCTCCAGTTCACGGGCGGCGAGTCTGTGACCAGCTCTGCCAACAAGATCCGCCTCAACTTCAACCACCCTTGCAAGGAGCTCGTGTGGGTTGTCCAGCGTGATTCTTTCGTCTCTTGCGACGACAACGTCGTTGGCCCCTGGAAGGGTCAGCAGCCCTTCAACTACTCCGACTGGTGGGACCGCTCCGTCTTGGAGTCTGGCTACTCAGTCACACGTGTTGAGGGCTTGGCGGGCTCTAACCCCGTCGTCTCCGCCAAGGTCCAGCTCAACGGTCACGATCGCTTCTCTGAGCGTGAGGGTCGCTACTTCAACTTGGTCCAGCCCTTCCAGCACCACACCAACATCCCCGCTGTCGGCATCAACGTCTACTCCTTCGCCCTCAAGCCCGAGGAGCACCAGCCCAGCGGCACATGCAACTTCTCCCGCATTGACAATGCCACGCTCATCCTCACTCTCTCCAACAACACGGTCGGCAACGTTCTCTCCGCCCAGGTTCGTGTCTACGCCACAAACTACAACGTTCTCCGCATCATGTCCGGCATGGGCGGTCTTGCCTACTCCAACTAAACGCGCAGCATACAGGGTTTCCTGTGTTGTTGTGTGTGGTGGTTTGGATTCGCTAATATTTATATCTGGTTTTCATAAAGACAGATATACAAAAACAAGACATAAAATAGGGATGGCTGAACCAACATTTCATATACTAATTGCCTCAGCAGGTCGCCCGACACTGAAAAGGCTATTAGATAGCCTGCGGGATGAGTTAAAACAAAACGACGCAATCACAGTCGTGTTTGATGGTCCAGGCGCAAAAAGTAAATCAGGATACGATGAAGCCTGGTTCAAAGGGCATATATCGCACCATACAGTGCTTGAGCAATTCCCAAATCTAGGCGCAGGAATTGGTGGTGAACCTATTCGCACAAAATATCAAACAAAACTTAGCCCAAAAACCACCTTTATAATGCACGCAGATGACGATGATATATATTTAGCAGATGCTTTTGATATTTTAAGGCGCAAGTGCGCCGATCCAGAGGTATTGTATATTACTAAAATGGACCATTTTTACGACCCAGCCCTTAAGATTCCACGTCAAAACAATACAATAACCTTTCGCGACATTGGCACTCCAAATGGTGTGATTCCTTTTGCCAGCGCAGGCAAAGTAAATTGGGGCATGCGTTATGGTGGTGATTTTGACTATTACAACGCCTTACAGCACAAAGTAAAAGGTGTTAAATTCCTACCAGATGTAATATATAGAGTCTATAAGAAGCACTAATAACTATAAAAATAATTAGTTCAATATTTACCAATGTCTGCCCCAGTGGAATACTGTGCGTTGATAATTATCGTCATAAACTTGTAAACCATTCGGGATAAGCCCATTGTAATTAGGTGGAAGATTCATCCAGAATGCCCATTCACCCTGAAACGAAGGAATTAGTGTATGGTAAGTAACACCAGTCCCTATTCCTGCATTTTCTGTTCCAGTTTGAATAATATCAACACCAACATATTGCCGCCCAGGTTCACATGGTCCAGCATGGGATACAACTCCACAACCAGGGTTCATGAGATCGGAA